TTCATACCATTACCTCAAAATTGGTCTTCCAATAATGATGTTGCTGCGGTGAGAAATAACGCATCAACCAGTGGTCAATTGAAGATTGTAACCATCACAAATCGTGGTGTTGGTTATGGAACTGCTGCAACTTATAACAACGTTCCTATCAAAGGTGATGGAAGTGGTGGTAGATGTTCTGTGGTTGTTAATGCTGCTGGTAAAATTGATTCAGTGGAAATCACGAATGGTGGTTCTAATTATACTTTCGGATCAGTTGGATTAAGTGATGTTGGATTGACAAATCCATCAGGTTCTACAGATGCTGCATTTAATGTTATTATTCCACCTCAAGATGGTCATGGTGCTGATGTGTATCGTGAATTAGGTGCAAATCGTGTTTTAATATATTCTCGTTTAGAAAACGATACTTCTAACCCAGATTTTATTACAGGAAACCAGTTCTCTCGTGTTGGTCTTTGTCGTGATCCTCTTGCATTTGGATCTGAAAATAAACTTACACTTTCAAAAGCAAGTGCTGTATATGCATTAAAACTTATTGGTGCTGGATCAACAACGACAACATTTACAGCTGACTCTGAGGTAACTCAAGAAATTGGTATTGGATCGACAGCTGTTGGTCGTGTGATTAATTATGACGCAACTACAGGAGTTCTCAAGTATTGGCAAGATCGCAGACTTGCAATATCAACTGATGGAACTGCACCTACATATGGATTTGAATTATTCAGATTTAGTGCTGATCCAGCCACAGGTGCTGGAACAACTATATTTGGAGGAACAAGTAATCTAAATATAGATACTAATTTCGGAACCTCTGACGAGCCTGGCCTCTCTACCTCAATAAATAGTAGGACTTTCAATTTAGGAATGAGTTTTGTGAAGGGCGTTGCAAATCCCGAAGTTGAAAAATATAGTGGTGACATTATATACGTTGATAACAGAGCCGCTGTGACTCGTAGTTCTCAACAGAAAGAAGACATCAAGATCGTACTGGAATTTTAAAGAATCATGCCACAGGAAACCAATCTAAACGTATCGCCATACTTTGACGATTTTGATAAAGATAAAAACTTTTATAAAGTTCTTTTTAAGCCAGGATCTCCAGTTCAGGCACGAGAACTAACCACTTTACAATCAATTTTACAAAATCAAGTTGAACAATTTGGTACTCACTTTTTTAAAGAGGGTTCAAAGGTAATTCCTGGCCAATTAACTTATGATAATAATTTTACATGTATTCAAATTGAAGATGCGTTTTTAGGTATTCCAGTATCATTATATTCAGATCAGTTAGTTGGTTTAAGAATCACAGGTGCAAGATCAGGTGTAACAGCAACAATTAAAAAAATATTATCAAAGGTAGATTCTGATAGAGATAATTTAACTTTATACATTAAGTATGAAAAATCTGGTGATGATTTTGTTACTGAAAAATTTAGTGACGGAGAGAGTTTATCTGCAAATCAAGATATTGTTTATGGTGCGAGTGTTATTGCAGCGAATGAACCTTTTGCAAATACCTTATCATTTGGTGCAAATGCAATAGGATCAGCAATGTCAATCGGAGAAGGTGTATATTTTGTTCGTGGAGTTTTTGCTCAAGTTCAAAATGAAACTTTGATTCTTGAACAATACAGTAATGCTCCATCATATCGTATTGGTCTTAATGTTCAAGAGGATTTTATTAGTGCTGATGAAGATCCATCGTTAAATGATAATGCATCAGGATTTACAAATTTTGCAGCACCTGGCGCAGATCGACTTGAAATAAAAATCAGTTTATCGAAAAAGACTCTTGATGATACAAATGATCAAAACTTTATTGAAATTGCTCGAGTTGAACAAGGAGAATTACAAAAATTTGAAAAAGATACTCAGTATAATTTAATTAATGATACTTTAGCTCAAAGAACTTTTGATGAATCTGGAGATTATTATGTTAAACCTTTTGAAGTGTTTATGAAAGAGTCTTTGAACGATCAAATTGGAAATAAAGGAGTATATACATCAGAACAAAAAACAGCTCAAGGTAATATACCATCAGATGATTTATTAGCACTTCAAATATCGCCAGGAAAAGCATATATTAAAGGATATAGAGTTCAAAGAATTGCAACTGCTTTTGTTGATGTTCCCAAGGCAAGAACTACAAAAACAATTGAACAAGAGGCGGTAACATATGAAACAGGTAATCCAATATTTATTAATAATATTTTTGGATCTCCAAGTTTAGGTATTGGAACTACTGCGACTGTATCATTACTTGATAAAAGAAGAGGTGGTAATGGATCTGAGATTGGTCTTGCAAGACTTTATGATTTTAAAGCACAATCTGGAAGTTTTGTAAATGCAACAACTCAATTTGAAACTCGTTTATTTGATATTAAAACATTTACAAATATTAAAGTAGGAACTGCAATTACGTCATTATCACAATCTGATCAAATTAAAGGTGCAAGAAGTGGTGCAACAGGATTTGTTAGATCTACTGGTGCAAATGTAACTGATATCAGTTTAATTGACGTAAATGGTGATTTTTTAAAAGATGAATCAATATTAATTAATGGTGTTCAAAATGGAAGAGTTATTACTAAGGTAGATGATTTTAAATTTAGTGATGTTAAATCTTTAAAGAGTGCAGTTGGTGTCTCTACATTTGAAGCTGATCTAGCGATTAATAATACTATTAAACTTAATACTTTAACATCTAATAATTTTAGATTAAGTAATACTTCTGGAAATGCTGGTATTATTACAGCTGCTGCACAGAATTTTGCTGGTATTGTTACATCTAATAATATTATAAGTTACACTATCCCTGGCGAAAATGTTCCTCGTTTTAACAGAGTTACAGGAGTTTCTACTGATGGTGATACCATTAATGTTGTTGGCGTCACATCAGTCACTGGTATATGCAACGGTGGAGTTTCAGATGGTTTGATCCCTGGCTCAGTTGATTTAAATGATCTTTCTCTTCGTTCTCCATCATTTAATATTGGTGATAACTCTTTTACTACTCCTGTAAGTCATGCAAATCTTGAAAGTCTTGATGTTACAAATACAACAATTCAATTAAGAAAACAATTTAGTGATATTACTGTTGCAAATAATCAATTTACATCTCCTAATGCTGGTGCAAATTTATTTTTCCAACCATTTGATGAGGAAAGATATTTCATATCATATGATGATGGATCAGTTGAACCACTTAAATCAAGTCAAATAACGATTGCTGCTGATAAGAAAACCGTTACTTTTGTTGGATTAAGTAAGGCATCAGGAAAAGCAAATTTATTCGCAACTGTTCTTAAATCAAAAGTCAAAACTAAACAGAAAAAATTAAACGAAGCAAACGTATTGGTTGTTAATCGTTCGGTTGAAGCTGCGTCTGGAATTGGAACAAATAGTTTAAATGATGGTCTAACTTCAAGTGGTGTATTTGGAACTAGAGTTCAAGATAGTAAGATATCTTTAAATGTTCCTGATGCTTGTGAATTACTTGCAGTCATTGAATCAAATGATGCTGGAGATCCTGACTTACCAGCTTTAACTCTAACTGCGTATGATGGCCCTAGTGGGAATAATTCAGATTTAATTATTGGTGAAAAAGTTACTGGATTAGCAAGCAATGCAGTCGGATTAGTTGTTGAAAAACCAAACGTAACGACATTAGGAATTGTTCTTTTAAATCAAAATACTTTCGATGTTGGTGAAAAAGTTAAATTAGAAAAATCAGGGGTCACTGCTTCCGTAACCGCAACTACATCGGGTGATCGTAATGTTATAAATCAATTTGAATTAGATGCAAATATAAAATCAACATACTACGATTTCTCATTTATTAAAAGAAAAAAAGGTTTTGAAGCCCCTACAAATAGATTAAAGATTGTATTTAAAAACTTCTTTGTAACATCTGACGATGTTGGTGATTTTTATACCGCATCAAGTTACCCATCTGGATCTGAAAAATTAATTCCCTTTGATCAAAATACACAGAGATTTGTCAGTGATTTGGTGGATATTCGACCTAGAGTTGCTGGATATAATGTATCATCAACCATATCTCCATTTGATTTTGCATCAAGATCATTTGCATCACAAGAAAATAATATTCCCGATCCATTTGTTCCTGATGAAAATTTAGTTGTAAGTTATGATTATTATTTACCAAGAACAGATAAATTATTTGTAACTAAAAATGGTGAATTTGAGTATGTTCAAGGTGTTCCCTCTGATGATCCGAAACCGCCTCAACAAATAGCTGATGCAATCGAAGTTGCAAAAATTGGTTTGCCTGCATTTACAAGAAATGTTAGTGGAGTCAGAATCACAAGAACGAATCATAAACGTTTTAGAATGTCAGACATTGGAAAACTTGAAAAAAGACTTGAAAATGTTGAATATTATACTGCACTTTCACTTCTTGAACAGGATACTTCAAATCTACAAATTACTGATTCAAACGGTCTAAATCGATTTAAATGTGGATTTTTTGTAGATAACTTCAAGAAACATGAATCTCATCAAATAGGACACCCAGACTTTTCTGCGAGTATTGATGCTGAGAATGGATATCTTAGACCAAGCCATTACACTACATGTCTTGACTTAATTATCGGTTCTAAATCATTTATTGGAATTGGCACAACAGCAAATCCAACTTTAGATATTAATTTTTTAACTGATATTGATGGTGAAAATATTAGAAAAACAAGTAGTCTTTTAACATTAGATTACACAGAAACTGATCATGTAAGACAAATTTATGCATCAAGAACTGAAAATCTTAACCCATATCTAATAGTTTATTATGCTGGAGAAATGAAAATAAATCCAGATTCTGATACTTGGGTGGATACAAAAAAGGTTGATGCAAGAATAATTGAAAAAAATGAAGAGTATGACGCTGCTGTTAGAAAATTTGGAATTAACGTTCAAACTGGATTTAGTGAAGTTGATTGGGGATCATGGCAAACAGATCATGTTGGTAGAACAATTCATGAAGATAGAACTGAAATAATCAGAAGAACACCACCTCGCAATCAAGATAATGATTTCTTCGGGATGCAAAGAAATCGATTTACTAGACTTCCAATAAGAAGGGTTGGATCTGGTTACATGAGTCGCAATCAAGCAATTATAACTGAAGTTAGCTACACTGATATCACAACAACAACTCACCAATCAAGAGAGGGTGTTCAATACAAGGTTGTACCAAAAGTTACAGAGGAAGTAATCGGATCTAAAACATTAAGTCGTGATATTGTTCCTTTTATGAGAAGGAGAAATATTGAAATTATTACTCATCGTATGAAACCTAGAACTCGTTTCTATGTTTATTTTGATGATATTGACATGACTAACTTTACATCACCAAAATTATTAGAAGTTAATATGACGAGTGGTGTGTTCCAAACAGGTGAAACTGTTAAATCAAGTAATAATAAGTTTGTATTTAGACTTGCTGCACCAAATCACAAGGAAGGCCCATATAATGCACCAACAAAAGTTATAACAGCAAATCCATATCAAGCAGCTGCTGGTATATCAACAGTGTATTCTACATCATCAACAATTTTAAATATCGATACATTTAGTCTTCAAGCTCAGGTTCAAGGAACATTCTTTGGTCACGCTAAGAAGAATTTAAAATTAATCGGACAAACAAGTGGTGCTGAAGCAACAATATCTGATGTTAGATTAATCAGTGATTCAATCGGTCAATTAACTGCATGTTATGAAGTACCAGACCCAAATATTGATGCGAATCCAAGATTTGAAACTGGTACGAAAACACTTCGTTTAACAACAAGTCCCACAAACTCAAAAATTGGAGGTTCAGTTACAGGATCTGCTGAAGCAAACTTCCAAGCTTCTGGTGTAACCGAAACAGTTCAAGACACTATTTTGAGCACGAAAGTTCCAATAATCACTAGATTAACTCCTCAAGATCAAAGAGTTATTAACGATAGAATCACTAGAAAAAGAAGTAGAGATATTGCTGTCGTGAGAGAATATTATGACCCTAATGATGATCCATTAGCACAAACATTTTCCGTTGATGAAACCAGTGGTATTTTTATTACATCAGTGGATATTTTCTTCCGAACAAAAGATGAAGAGTTGCCTGTGACTGTACAACTTAGAACAGTTGAGACTGGACTACCCACTAGTGTAAAATTACCTTTTGGTATTCAAACAATAGATCCAGATCAAATTAATATTTCAGAAGATGCATCTGTTCCAACTAGAGTTACATTTGATGCACCAGTTTATTTGCAAGGTGAATCACGTTACGCACTTGTTTTGATATCCGCTTCAGAAAATTACAATGTTTGGATATCAAGAATGGGGGAGACAGACATATCTACAGTTGGATTACCTGATGAACAACAAGTAATCATAAGCCAGCAACCATACTTAGGATCTCTATTTAAATCTCAAAATGGTGCAACGTGGGATCCAAGTCAGTTTGAAGATTTGAAATTTATACTTTATAAAGCTGTATTCAATACGTCTCCAGGCGTAGGTAGATTCTTTAGTCCAGAATTGCAAGAGGGTAATGATCAAATTATTACCTTACCAGAAAATCCGATTAAATCTTTATCTAGAAAAGCAGTCATTGGATTATCAACTGCATTATCAACAACTCCCGCCGCTGGATTAGTTCCTGGCGTCACAATTAGTCAGTTTGATAATCTAAACGCATCTGCGACTCTTATTAATGTCGCTGGTATTGCAACAATCAATGGATCAAACGATGTAACTATCGTTAATCCTGGCGTTGGATATACTCCATCCAATGCGGTTCTTACATATTCAGATATTCCAATGATAACTCAAACTGGAGAGGGAACTGGAATTGTCGGTGATGTAACTGTAAATAATGGAGTTATTGGTGTTGTTACATTCACAAATGGTGGTAAAAACTTTGCAGTGGGTGACACTTTAGGAATTGGAACACTTGGTCTTGGAAATGGAAGTGGTGCTGTTTTATCTGTCGGATTAATTACTGCAACTAATAGTTTGGTTGTTGATAATATTCAAGGTTCATTTGTTACAGGTATTGGAACACTTGGATTTAATAATGGATCAACTGTTCTCGGAATTGATGGAAAGACAGTTGGAAGTGGATCTACAATCGCATCAATTGATGTAGATCAAACTAATGATGGATTACATTTCAAAGTTGATCACAGAGCTCATGGATTACATGCATTTAACAACTTAGTAACAATCAATGGTGTTGATTCAGATGTTCCATCCACGAAACTTACAGCTGACTATGCGAATAATGCTTTAACAGATATCGCTGTGGTCTCATCATCAAATTTCGCAACCTTTGAGGGTGTTGGTGTTGGAACTACAAACTTTGGATATGCGATTCTTGGAAATGAGATTATATCATATACAGGAGTTGCAAATGGATCAATTACTGGTATCACAACCAGAGGTATTGATAACACCGTTAAGTCAAGTCATTCATCTGGTGAAGAGATTAAGAAGTACGAGTTCTCTGGAGTTTCTCTCCGAAGAATTAACAAGACTCATGATATGAATAGTCCAGCTGCGACTGTTGTAGATCCTAAAGATCTAGATTTCTATCATATTAAGATTGATATGAGTAGTGATGGTGAGGATAGAGATGGTGGCACATTACCAAATCGTTTCTTCTCATCAACAAAACGTGATGGCGGAATTAATGTAACTGCTTCACAAAATGTTCAGTTTGAAACACTTACGCCAAACGTGACAAGCATCACACCAAATGAAACATCTATTGGTGCAAGAATTAGAACAATTTCAGCAACCAGTGTTGATGGTGAAGAACAATCATTTGTTGATCAAGGTTTTGAGTCAATTACAATCGACGATCAAAATCATTTTGAAACACCTCGAATGATCGCATCTAAAGTAAATGAGGATCGACAATTATCTGATTTGCCTGGCAATAAATCAATGACATTTGAAGTTTTAATGAATAGTTCAAATCCAAATGTTTCACCTGTTATTGATTTGGATAGAGTTAGTACAGTATTAACCACAAACCGTATTAATAGTCCTGTATCTAATTTTGCATCAGACCCATTAGTTAATCAAACAGGTCAAGATCCTTGTGCTTCCAGTTATGTTTCAAATCTTATAGAATTAGAAAATCCATCGACAAGTATCACTGTTCAATTCGCTTCTTACCGAAGAAATGGATCTGACATTCGCGTATTTTTCAAAACAATTACTGAAGGATCAACTGAAAATAGTATGGATAGAGATTTTGAGTTATTCCCTGGCTTTGATAATCTTGATCAGTTTGGCGGTGTTATTAATAAATCAAATAATAACGGAAAACCTAATGATAATGTTTCTGCATCAATTGATGTAAATGATTTCAAAGATTATGAATTTACAATTGAGGAACTATCACCATTCACTAAATTCCAAATTAAGATAGATATGGTTGGAACTAATCAAGCACAACCACCATTTATCAAAGATCTTAGAGCAATCGCATTAGCATAACATGAGTAATTACGTTCCAGTTGAAGGTA